ACAGGGTGCTAACAGAAAACAAGTATTAACCTACGACGGGAAATCTTACGAGAACGGCCTTCCAGAAATGAAGTGGTCTGGCGGAAAAGTCGTATCTTAAAATTTTAGCGCACTACGCGTATAATCCTACTAAATCCATGATTTCAATTTTTCACCTAAAACTTCTGATGCTATGTTTATTTTTTTACGTAGGGCTTTTACAATTTTTTCATCCACGGTATCGTCGCAAATCAAATCAACATAAGTTACAGGTTTTTGTTGTCCAATTCTGTGTGCTCTGTCTTCTGACTGTAGTCGTTTTTCGAGATCATATCCGTTAGAATAGTATATTACGGTGTTTGCAGCCGTCAAAGTAATGCCATAGCCGCCCGTAGAGGGCGTTCCAACCATAAACCGACACCTAGGGTCGTCTTGAAATTTTTTAATATTAGGTTGTCTTTCTTCTTGTGGTGTTAAACCATAATAATCAACAATGGAACCTTCTCCATATTTCTTTACTACATTTTTAATTATATTTGTAATGTCATATTGATAATGGGCCCATATAATAGCCTTGCCTTCTGTTTCTTCTAATACATTCATTAATTCTTCTAATCTATTGTTAGAAATAGCATGAGTTGAGCCATCATCTGCAGTAAAATGGCCACAAGTTATTTGATGTAATCTCATTAACTGAGTTAATACAGTAACTGTAGATGTAACTTTACCATTTAACGTAGCAATTGCTTGATCTTTCATTTGTTTGTATATTTTAAATTGATCTGGGGTTAGTTTTATATTTCTTTTCATGTATATTTTGTCAGGTAAATCTAAACAGTCCTCTTTTAAAACACGATAAGAAAAATTTTTAAGAGTATCTGATAACTCACCTAAATTTTTAAATTTATCTACGACTTGTATGGACCTGCCATGTGCGTGCATAGTTTTCATTTCTGCATACCTATTTCTAAATGCGTAGTATGAAGTAAAGTCCAATAACCACGGATCAAGGAACTCGCACTGACTATATAAATCTAACGGATTTTTAGTAACAGGAGATCCTGTCATTATTCTTTTATATTTAGCAACATTAGATAATTTAATAATGTTTTTAGTTCTTTTAGCATTAGGATTTTTTATTGTAGTAGATTCATCTATAGCCATTAAAGGTTTGTGAGCATTTAAAAATTTAAAAGCATAATGATAGCCTTTTTCTGTAGATAAAGCCTCTACGTTCATAATTAAAATACGCAAATCTTCTCCTGCTTTAAACAATTCATCTAATTCTTCTTTTTGTTTTTTAGTAATAAATGCTTGCCACAATACTACCTTTTTTTCTACATGATTTGGTAAATGCGCTGGTATTTCATTATTATACCAAGTACCTATAACACCTTTTGGTGCCACAATTAAAGCAGCATTTACTTTACCTTTATCATAAAGCATAGCTAAGTTGTCTATTAACACTTTTGTTTTACCTGTACCCATCTCCATAAAATAAGCAAAAGTTTCTCTGTTCCATGACTTTTCTAATGCAGTCATTTGATGTGCATAAGGTTTCATTTTAAATTTATAATCCATAATTTTCTTCTTTCTAGTTGACAATATAATGTCAAACACCTATATTGTCAAGCATGAAAGAAAATATAGTTTATGTCATACAAGAAATTCCAGGAACACAAGCAGGTAATCCTAAAATTAATATTATGGGTGCATCTAATTATGGTAATTTAAAATTTTTACTTCCTGAATTTTCACAAATAATATTTTCTCCTGGTCCATTAATTTTTAAATTAAGAAAAAATTTAAAAGATTTTAAATTAGGAGATTATTTATTATTAACAGGAGATCCTGCAATTATAGGTGTTGCATGCTCTATAGTTTCTGATATTACAAATGGTAAATACAATGTATTGAAGTGGGATAAACAAGAAAGAAAATATTATCCTATAGAAATTAATTTATACGAGAAAGGAGAAATTGATGATTGATTTTGAAAAAGACCAACAAAACACAATGAAGAAGACTGATAATATTCAGTCACTTGCAGATCAAGTAGAAAAGTTAGAGGCACTACAAACTAGACTTGAAATACAAGAAGAAAATATAAAGAATACTAAAAAACAATTAGACCATTTATCTGGAGAAGTTATTCCAACTATGATGTCTGAGATGGGTTTATCACATCTTAAACTTATGGACGGATCTTCGGTAGATGTTAAACCGAATTACAGCGCAAGTATCTCTGTTGCAAACAAAGAGAAAGCGTTTAACTGGCTTCGTAATAATGGACTAGGAGATATAATCAAAAACGAGATATCCGTATCTTTTGGTCGCAACGAAGATAACAAGGCAGCTGATTATGCTGCTCTTGCAGAAGAGCGTGGGTTTCAACCGACACAAAAGTTGAAGGTAGAGCCCATGACTCTCAAAGCGTTAGTCCGTGAGCGTATTGAGGCAGGTAAAGAAATGCCAACGGAAATTTTCAACGTGTTTGTTGGAAATAAAACAACAATAAAAAGGAAACAATAACGATGAATGAAGTAACATTGAAAAAAGAAAATGCAGTAGCTGTCAATATGTTTGAGGCTGATGCAGATAAAGGCTCTCAGAATATGACGCAAGAAGATCTTGCATTACCATTTCTGAAAGTGTTAGGACAACTATCTCCAGAAGTAAATAAGAGAGATGGGAAATATGTTGAAGGTGCAGAACCTGGCATGATTCTCAATACCGTTACAAATGAAATTTTTGACGGAACTAAAGGGATAGATGTAATACCTGCATTCTACGAAAGAAAATACGTAGAGTGGCAAGACAGGGGAGAAGGTAAAGGTTCACCAGTAGCAATTCATGATGCCAGTTCGGATATCATGAGTCAAACTACTAGAGATAAATCTTTTAAAGATCGTTTACCAAATGGTAATTACTTAGAAAATACTGCAAATCATTATGTAGTAGTTTTAGGTGAGTCACCACAAACAGCTTTAATATCTATGAAGGCTACTCAATTAAAGATTAGTCGTAAATGGAATTCCATTATGATGGGATTAAAGTTGAATGGTAAAAACGGTTTGTTTACACCGCCAACTTACAGCCATATTTATAATCTAAAGACTGTTCAAATGTCAAACGACAAAGGAACATGGTTTGGATGGGAAGTGTCTAAAGTTGGTCCGGTACAAGATCAAGGTGTTTATCAAGTTGCAAAATCTTTTGCTGACAAAGTTGGCAAAGGTGCGATTGAAGTTAAACATGGATCTGACGAATCAAAATCAAATACACCATACTAATTCCTAGGGAGCGGGCGACGAAGGGAGACTGGAGTCGCCCGTTAATAAAATATGGAAAATATAAGAAATTTTAGAGATATATTTAAAGGATTAGAACGAGCGCATGGTGTTACTTTTATAGATAAGAAAGGTGCGGACGGCGAAAAGATTAAGGGAAAATCTTTTGTTAAAAGAGAACCAGTCACAGATAATATGTGGCTATCTCATTTACAAGGTAGAGAACCAAGTTTAGGAATCATTCCAATTAATGATGATAACAAATGTGTATGGGGATGTATTGATATAGATTCATACGCAGGATTTGATCATCCAAAATTAATTAACAAAATTAAATTATTAAATTTACCACTGATAGTATTTAGATCTAAATCTGGTGGTGCACATGTATTCTGTTTTACCACTGTACCTGTAACTGCTAAACTAATGAGAGACAAACTTTTATCTGTTAGTGCAGTATTAGGTTATGGGGGATCAGAAGTATTTCCAAAACAAGTAGAATTAAAATCAGAAGAGGATACAGGAAACTTTCTTAACCTTCCTTATTTTAATGGGGATGATACCACAAGGTACGCCTTTCAAGAGAATGGGGAGGCCGCAAACTTGCAAACCTTCTACGACTCTTACGAAAGAAATAGATTAACACCCGAACAATTAGAAAGACTAGAAATAAAAAGACCACAATCAGAATTCAGTGACGGACCACCATGTATAGAATCATTAACACAAACAAAATTAAAAGATGGAAGAGATAGAGTTATTTATCAATACATTCAATACGCAAAAAGAAAATGGCCAGAAGATTGGCCTAATAGAATTAATAAATTTAATTATAATTATTTTGATCCACCACTAGACGACAAAACTATTCAAGATAAAATAAAATTTCATAGTAAAAAAGAATTAGGTTTTAAATGTAATGAAGAACCTATGTGTAATCACTGTGATAAAAAATTATGTAAAGCTAGAGAATTTGGAATTGGTGGTGAGTCTGTATTCCCAGAACTAAATGATTTACAAAAAGTAGAATTAGACGAACCATACTATTGGGTTAATGTAGATGGTGAAAGAGTTAAGTTAGACAACATAGATTGTTTGATAGACCAAAGATTATTTAGAAGAACAGTAACAAAACAAATAAATAAAAAACCACCAAGAATAAAACCAAATGAATTTGATAAATATGTAGATTTATTATTAGCAGGTGTTGAAGTAGTGAAAGCGCCTCAAGGATCTTCGATCTTGGATCAATTACAAGATCACTTAGAAGAGTTTTGTTCTAATAGAACAGCTAAGTCTACAACTAAAGAAGATATTTTACGTGGTAATGTATGGACCAGTGACGGAAAACATTATTTTATATTTAGTAAATTTTTTCATGGATATTTACAGAGAAAAAAATGGGGAGAAAAAGCACAACCAACTCAACAAATGTTGAAAGAACATTGTGAATGTAAAGACGATAGACTTACTATTGGTAAGAAAAGACCAAGTGTTATGATTGTAGATGCATTCGAGAGACCAGAAAATAATTACACACAAAAAAAACTAAAAGAGGAGGATCCGTTTTAATGGCAAAAAGAGAAAAGTTTTCAATATTTGGTAGAGAGCCAGATACAAAAAAAGGTTGTGATGAATTTATAAAAAAAAAGAAAAAAGAATGGGGAGTTGATTATTTTTTAAATAACGAAGAAATAAATTACATGAAAGATTTAATGAGTAAGTATTATTACACTCCGTTAGAAGAAGCAAAACCTCTTGTTCAAGGTAAATGGCAAGAAACAAAAGATAAAATAAAATTTATTGCTATACAATATGGTCCTATTTTTTATGAACTTAGGTTTGAATTTTACAACACTTATCCATATACCGCAGGTTTTTCTAAAATTGATATGGTTACAGGAGAAGAAACAGAACAAGAAAAACATCAAATGTGGGATTTTTCTGTTGCAAGATGTATTTGTTTTGGTGGAAACGGTATGGTGCATGAAAGTTTACTTCCAAAAGCAGCTGTTATTGAAACTTTAAGAAACTCTATAGCTCCTGATAAATTACAGTGGAAAAGAGATCAAGGTTATAGTGCAATTAACAACCAAAGAAAAGATGCTCATCACATTGATGGTAAAGAATTTAAAACAATTTATTTAAAATTTTTAAACACTATTCAAAAATCAGAAGAAGAGTTTATATCGATGTTATATCCTACACATGGTAATTTTAAGACAGCTAAAATATCTTATATTGGAATGATGAATAAAGGAATAGGTTGGAACTTTAAAGAAGAAGACGATAAAATAAAAAAAGCTTGGGTTCAATTTCACAATAGAAACGCTAGCTATGAGTTGATTGATCCTGCTTCACATAGGTCAATAACATCAGAAGAAACAAAATTTAACACAGACATAAGGAATTTATTAAAATGAAAACAATTGTATTAGGACCACCAGGAACTGGAAAGACTCACACACTTTTAAATAAAGTAGATGATTATTTAAAACAAACTGATCCAGATAAAGTAGGTTATTTTGCTTTTACCAAGAAAGCTGCCAATGAAGCAAAAGACAGAGCTATGGATAAATTTAATTTATCTGAAGATGATCTTCCATACTTTAGAACCCTACATTCATTAGCATTTAAAAGGCTTGGCATTAATAAAGAAAGCGTTATGCAACGTAGACACTATGAAGATTTAGGTCAAAAAATAAATTTACCATTAGATTATAATGACTACGATGAAGAAGAGACTGGGTTGTTTACTACAAAAAGTGATTACCTTAGAATTATTAATCTAGCTAAACTCAGAAATATTACAGTAGACCAACAATTTAATCTTGGAGAACACAATCAAGATGTAGAATATGATAAACTAACTATAATTGCTAATGAATTAGAGAGATATAAAAAAGAATATAGTCTAATAGATTTTAATGACATGATTCTAGACTTTGTTAAGTCAGATAAATCACCAAAGTTTGATGTAGTGTTTATAGATGAAGCTCAAGATCTATCTCGTATGCAATGGGATATGGTTAATCATTTTAATACGCAGGATTCTTTTATAGCTGGGGATGACGATCAGGCTATATTTAGATGGGCTGGAGCTGATGTAGATAAATTTATTACACAAACAGGTAAACTTTTACACTTAACTCAATCAATGCGTATACCAAGAAGTGTACATGACTTTGCCATGAAAATTATAGAACGAGTTTCTAATAGAATACATAAAGAATGGAAACCAAAAACTGTTGAAGGGTCTGTAAATATGTATGAATCTTTTGAGGATGTTGATTTACGAAATGGTGAGTGGATGGTTCTTACGAGAACACGTCATATGCTAGATGCAATAGAAGAAACTTTAAAAACCAAAGGTTTATATTTTGAAAATAAATTTAAAAAATCTTTTGAAAAAAATATTCAAGAAGCAGCTATTGATTGGCATAGTTTATTAAAAGGACATTTATTAAATTACAAACAATTAGAAAATATTGCTAAATACATGGGTCCAGGTCATTGGCATAAGAAAAAAATGAAAGGAATGGCTAAAGAATCTTATTATGGAATTGATCAATTAATTAAAGATTATGGACTTCAAGTTAAATTAGATTGGTTTGAAGCTTTTGATGACTGTTCAAACAATAGAAAAGAGTACATAAGAGCCATGAGAAGAAATGGAGAAAGTTTAAAAGATAATCCAAGAATACATTTATCAACTATACACAGTGTTAAGGGTGGTGAAAAACAAAATGTAGTTTTATTGACTGACCTTACACACAATACAAACAAAGCTTACGAAAAAAATCCAGACGATGAGAACAGATTATTTTATGTAGGTGCAACAAGAGCAAAAGAAAATCTACATGTTATTCAACCCAAGGATGATTACAAAAGTTTTCAGTTAGGAGATTTATGAGCGACATATATAAAAAACAGGTAGGTGGAACTCATTATAAATCTATGGTCATACAGCCATCAGAGTTTATAAATAAAAACAACTTGCCCTTTGCAGAAGGAAACGCTATAAAATATTTGTGTCGTCACAAACAAAAAAATCAGAAAGAAGACTTACTTAAAGCTAAACATTACATTGATATGGCAATCGATAGAGACTATCCAGAAAAACCAAAAGAAGAAAAAAAACCAAACTCATGGGGAATAACAAATGCAAATACCGATATTTAAACCACAAACAGAGTGGCTACCACCAGAATCTTTTCCAGATTTATCCAAACATAACGAAATAGCAATTGATTTAGAAACAAAAGACACAGACCTAATTAAAATGGGTTCTGGTTCTGTTGTTGGTAATGGCGATGTTGTAGGTGTTGCTGTTGCAGTGCCAGGTTGGTCTGGTTATTATCCAATAGCACACGAAGGTGGTGGTAATATGGATCGTAAAAAAGTTTTAAAATGGTTCCAAGACGTACTAAACCTACCTGCTGTAAAAATATTCCATAACGCCATGTATGACGTTTGTTGGATTAGAGCGCTCGGTTTAAGTATTAACGGTAAAATTGTTGACACGATGATTGCATCGGCCTTAGTTGATGAAAATCAAATGCGTTATGACTTAAACAATTGTTCTAAACGATACACTGGAAAAGGAAAAAATGAAACAGATTTATATCAAGCTGCAAAAGATTGGGGTGTTGACGCCAAGGCAGAAATGTATAAACTACCTGCCATTTATGTAGGTGCATACGCAGAAAAAGATGCAGAGATAACTTTAGAACTTTGGCAAGAACTTAAAAAAGAAATAGACCATCAAGATATAAATTCTATTATGGATATGGAAACAGAATTGTTTCCTTGTTTAGTTGATATGAGATTTAAAGGCGTGCGCGTAGACGTTCAAGCAGCTCATACATTAAAGAAAGAGCTATCATTACAAGAAGATAAGTTAATCCAAAAAATAAAAACAGAAACAGGAATAGACACTCAAATATGGGCTGCAAGATCAATTGCACAAGTTTTTGATAAATTAAAACTAGACTACGATAAAACTGAAAAAACATCTGCTCCTTCCTTTACTAAAAATTTTTTGCAGAATCACCCCCA